CCAATTCCTGCGTATTTGTTTCTAAAGTTAGAGTTATATGAGGTTTGAACCCAACGACCACCAAGACCTAAATCAATAGCAAGAAATTCTTGTCCACGATATTCTATTTCATTATCAACAACAACAACTTGTGAAACAGTGTTGTCATTTTCAATACGAGCAAAATGTGCCATCTTTACGATACTCCAATCGTTGCCGAAGCTGTAAATGTGTAGGTGCGGAAGCCGCTAACAGGTGTTCCACCCGAAGCAGAACCGCTAGGTGTAATTGTAAGCGGAGGATAATTTTCTGGATATTTAATTGCCGCAACACCTGAACCACCGTTACCGCTGAAATAAAGAGTGCTTGATGAAGCTTTCTTTGCACCAGAACCAGAGCCAGTATTTACTGCAACATTTGCGGCATTCGCATTGTTTTGTGTTGCCGCAGTACCGCCGCCAGTACCACCAGAACCATTACTGCCATCACCAGTACCTCCACCACCACCAGCGTATGTTGTTCCAGTGATTACGGATGCTTTACCGTTACCACCGTTACCGCCATTATTAGTTGAGGGAGAAACACCAGCAGCACCAGCACCGCCGCCGCCACCACCAGCACGAGAAGCACTAGAAGCACCCCTTGATGAACCACCAGCGTTACCTTCACCAGCAGTTGTTACCGAACCACCAGAAGCATTGTCGGTTGACCTAACACCAGCACCACCACCAGAACCACCGTTACCGCCAGCAATACCAACAGTAGTAGCACCACCACCACGACCACCACCGTAAACAGTTTTAGTAGTTTTCGTGCCAGTATCTCCAGCAGTTGTGTGAAACTGTAACGTGCTGTTTGTGCCGAAATTTCCAGAAGTACCATCACCAACTACCCCTGCTCCACCACCACCAATAACTAAACTGTAAGACTGCCCTGGCGTAAAGTAGTAATTTCCAGAAGTAACCTCAAACATACCTCCAGCACCACCACCACCACCTTGTTGGTTACCAGCCGAGTGGTGGCTGCCTGAACCTCCACCAGCAATTAACAAAATCTGAATAGGGATTGGGCTTGGGTGATTAGTCAGCATGTGATGAAGAATTCCACCCATTAGTCAGCTACTCCTACCCCACTGATATACCAAGTGTTTGTGTCAACTTTTAGCAAAGTTCCCATACCATATAATCCAACAGTCATTGGACTACTTGCTATTAAGCCAACACCAGCCTGATAAATAGTAACTTCAGCCTGATATGCTACAGAAACCGTGTTAGCAGTGGCAATTATTGTAATTGCTGTACCAACTGGAAAAGCAACGTTAGCATTAGATGGAATAGTTATAGTGACACCACTAGGACTTACATAAATATGCTTTCCAGCATCTTCAGCAGCGAGAGTATAGCTTGCACTCTTTAAATTTTGTGGAATACCCATATAACCAACACCAGATGCTGCGGAAGTTGTTGTACCATTAGCAACAACGTTAGCAGTTACTGGTCCAGAAAGTGTAATTCCGTCTACCGCCTGAATAAGCATTGGATATGCAGTACTAATAACATTTAGCTGAGCAGCACCACCATTTGTAAAGTTTGCTGCAGTTACGTTCCCACTTGCATCTCTAAGCACAATGGTGTTTGCAGTACCTGCTGTTGCAGTACTATATCCGTCAAGTAGGTCTGCATTAAGGTTTGTAACTTTAGTTGTAGATGTTACTACTAAGGGGGCTGTGCCATTAGCTACCGTTGAAATTAGCTGACCAGTTACATTAACAGTAACCGCATTTACGTTACCCGAAAGATTAGCATTAGTGCCAGCAACATTGCCAGTAAATGTAGCACCTGAAAGATTAGCTACCCCTGCTTCTTCGGCTGTTTGATTTTTCCAAAGACCAGATGTAAAGTCATACGCAAGGATTTCGTTGTCTGCAAGACTTTCTTCTATGACTACTCCGTGAAGCTCTGTAAGCTCGTAGCCATTTTGAATTTTGACAATTACTTCACCAGCACTGGCGTGAGCTTTAACCGCATACCCCAAGAAAACTGAGTGTGCTGGTTCAGCAGGTATTGTTTGGGTATATTGTCCTGCAGTAGATGAAAGCCAAATTGCTCCACCTTCAGTAAAACTGGCTGTATTTACTCCACGAAGAATACCCTCTGTTATTACATAGCCTTCTGCGGTATCTAAAATTTGTTCTGCAACAAAACCAAATGTTTTGCTTGATGTTGCTTCTGTATCTGCATCTGCTAATGCTATGGTTGGATTTTGACCTTGAGCACCATTGATATAAACAACAGAGCCTTTAGGTAATGTCGAGCCAGTTGCATTTTTTACTAAAAGAATTGATTCTTGCCCCATTCCAATAGAAACATTTGCATTTAAAATTACTTTTGGAATTCCGTCTCCGCTATCCCAATACATTGTTCCAGCGTCTGTAGAAACACCTGTTGGGGTTGTATCAAATGTAATATAGTTTGGAGTGACAATTGAAGTGATATTAGATAATGCATTATTTACTGTAAATGTAATTGTGTCTGAAGTTGCGTTACCAACAATTTGTACATTGTCTCCAGGAGTAATTGTGAGGGTATCTGTAGAAGAATCAGCAACTACTGAAGTACCGTTTGCAGAAATGGTCTCAAATACATTTCCTCCTCCACCAGCACCAGTAGCATCAGTATCATTAATCCAGGCAGTACCGTTCCATTTAAGAACTTGTCCAGAGCTTGGTGTTGTAATTGTTACATCGTTAAGAGCATCTATAGAAGATGCGGTAGTAAGAATGCTATTACCATTTACCGTAGCGTTAGCACCATCAACTATCAGACCATTTTTGATCCTAAAGTCTTTATTAATAGTAGTCAAGTATCATCACCTTAGTAAATTATACCAGATAATGATACCCAACAACTAACTAATTAGGCTTCGATGTATGTTACTGAGTGTTTTACAACAACTCCAGATGCTGTGCTACCTACAGAAACTGTAACAGTTGTTCCGTCGCTGTCTGCAGTAACATCACCAAGCGAAGAGTTTGTAATAAGCTCTGCGTACTCAACAATGTATGCATTTGTTGTAACTGCTGTGACAAGAACTTCAACAAGGTGAGCGTCGCCACCAGCGTTTGTCATTTGAACAACATACTTAGCTGACTTGTAAGTGGCTAATGTAAAAGTATCAATGTTTACGCTTGTTCCAGATGCTGTAACTGTACCGTCTTGAATTTTAGAGTTTGGAAGTGTTACAGACAAAACTGAAGCAGTTGCACTTGCATTAAGCCCATATGTAACTGTGTCTGTTGTGCCATTCACTGTCACTGTTAGACCAGTTCCAGCAGCAAATGTTAGAGTATCATTTCCTGAATCTGGGGTAGCTGTATTTGAACCATCTGAAATAGTATTAAATAGGTTAGTGCTTCCACCAGTTGCAATTGCAGCGTCTGTCGCAGCACCTGCGGAGTCTCCAGGAGTAGAAAGATACCAGGCATTGTTTGTCTCACTCCAATAAATCTTTGCATTGGTGTAATCTCCACGCTCAACCTCAATACCAGCATCAACTGATGGTGTGCCAGTAACATTTGTGTTGAGCATAATGATGTTATCTTCAACAGCAAGGGTATCTGTGTTAAGTGTTGTAGTTGTACCATTAACAGTAAGGTTTCCAGTAACGGTAAGGCTGTTACCGATTGTTACGTTATCGGGAAGACCAATTGTTACTGAGCCAGTACCTGCAGAAACTTCAATTTCGTTTGCAGTTCCAGAAAGTCCTGTAACACCAGCGTTAGTAATTGTTACTGTGTCTGTTCCTGCATCTCCAGTAATTGTAATACCAGTACTTGGTGTAATTGTCAAGGTGTCTGAGTTTGAATCGGCTACAATTGAAGTTCCGTTTGCACTAACTGTCTTGAAGATGTTCTGTGCTGAACCTGTGTCTGAGTTTGCAATTGTAATTGTGTCACTACCAGCGTCACCTGTAATGGTGATTCCAGTGCCTGGTGTGAGTGTAAGTGTGTCAGTGCTGCTATCTGCAACTACTGATGTTCCGTTAGCACTAACTGTCCCAAACACATTAGGAATGGTTGGATATGCTACGGTAGCTTCGGTAAGAATGTTTGAGCTATTGATAGTTCCGTTAGTACCTGTAATGGTTACGTTACCCTCAACAGTTAAGCCATTCTTGACTCTAAAGTTTTTATTGACTGTTGCCATTTTGTTATCTCCTTATTATGCCTTTAATCCCATACGAGCGTATCGCACAGTGATTGGCGTTACGGCAGGATTTGGGGTAACTACAAGAGTTACATTTGCTCCTACCTGAGAGACGCTAACGGTTCCAATATCCCCATCATTGTCTATTGCTCCATATTGACTAACACTAACATTTGTTCCATCAACAAGGATTGTTAATTCTGTTGCAAAAAATTTATTTGCACCACCTGTAATTTTAGAAATAGAAACTAAATATTTGATCATTCTCCAACTAGCTGCTGGAAAACTATCAATTGTCGTTGCATTCTCAATTCCAGAAATTGTTTCTTCGTTATTGCCAACTGTCCCAAGCTCTGTTGCTTGTGCAGCAAGTGTATCAATAAGTTGTGCGTAGTCAGCCCCTGTAGGGACATCTCCAGTTTCAAACTTAGCTTTTATTTCTGCGAGGGTAGGTCTAACCATAATACATTAATTATATCATCAATCTTTTTATAAAATGTAATTACTAAAACCAATAACAGCTATACCGATTGGTGCTGGATTGCTTGCACTATACCCTGCAATTCCAATGTTTGTAAATCTTACATAGAAAGGAATTACATCAATTACTTTTGCTGAATATACAATATCAATGACTTTTGTAAGAGGGTACGAAGTTGATGTTATTTTTGCATCGTGAATAATATCTGTTATCTTTGCTGAATGTGCTTCTCCAGTTACAGAGGTATTTGGATATGACGCAGATTCTACTGAACCCAGATACCCAGTTTTTACATCGGTAATTACTGCACTAGCCATTAGCTTTCATCTGAGTTTGTGATATCTTCAATTACAATAATGCTACCTTGACAAACTGTCCAGATTCTGGTTGCATCTCTAATTTCAATATCAAACAGATCTCCTGTTTCAAGAAGGTTGGTCTGTGTTGCAGTAACCTTTACAGTAAACTCTCCAACATCATCCCCTGCAACAATAGCAGGAGTTACCGTAGTAATTAGTGTTGCGGCATCTGTCATTGTGGGAGTAGTCTGTGGAGTAGTTGGACGCTTAATCTCCATCGATTTTGTCCAAGAAGTAACGTTAAGTGCGGCTTTTGTGTCATCAGTTACATAGACACGAAATGAGGCGGTATCTCCACGAACAACTGTCCAAGTAACAAGTGGTGGAGTATTTCCAACAAGATAAGTTTTACGTGTTGCCATAGTAATTAAATTATATCATAGTGTTACGAGCTAAGAGGTACATCTTTAAACGCAGTACCGCTCCAAACTTTTGCTGTTATATTTGGATATTGTAAAAAAGCAGACCCATCCCAAATTTTAACAATACCTTTTTTAAATGTAGTCCCAGTCCAAACTCTAATATCGTGAGTTGACACAGCTGTTGTAAATGAATATGTAGCACTTCTTACACCTACGTGAGCAGTTATAGATGAATCAAATGGCGATTCGTTTCCAGTATAAAAAATTTTTTTATTATGTTCATCTGTCACAGCATTTAATGCTGCAACCTGAACTTCATAATATTTAGATGGAGTGAGTTCATTTATAGTAGCAGATAAAGAATTTGACCCAGTATTTGCAACTAACACCTTCCAATTTTCTAAGCTAGAGTTTCTATAGTTAATCCTATATCCTTTAATATTTGATGCATTATATGCAGCTGGACTTTGCATACCATCGTCTGCTGGGGCTGTCCAAGTAATATTTGCAGTAGTATCAGTTACGTTCGGTGCATTTACGTTTCCTGGAGCACTTGGAATGCTAACCTGAGTAATAGAGCCGTCTAGTTTATCTGCTCCACCAGCCTCGTCAATGAGATTGAATGTGTTATTAATAAACCTGTGATAGTAAATATCTCCAGTGTCTCCTCCTCTACCATACTCAACGATTCCACTACCAGATATTCCCTGGAACCCATAATAAACTGTAGAACTATTAGCAAATACTGGATATATGTATGTAGACTCGGTTGAAAGAGTAGTGTCTTGACCTACTGCAAGAGTCCCAGTGTCAAGTAACACAGTGCTATTTACAAGTGGAGGGGCACTAATATTTGTTCTAAATATAGGTTTAATTGTAGCACTTTGTGATTGATATCTACCTACACGAACAGACACGTCGGTAACGGCTATAGGTCTAGTTGTATAACTGTTTCCAATAGAGTCAAACCCTCCAGAAACATATGTGCTTGATGTGGACAAAATAATATTTGAAGTTAAATAAGTTATTGAGTTCATTAAATACTCATCATTATCGGCTCCACCAGATAATCCACTACCAATAATAGTTGTATAAGCCCCCATTAACTACACCGTCCAGGAAATCCAAACGTCTCCTGCTTGTAGGGTTGCTGTATTGGGAGTGTTTTGTGAAACAATAATCCTTGTTTGATTTACTGTTGCAGAGTTGGAGTCATAACTAGCAGCAGCAGCAGGATAATATCTAGCACCCTTAACAGCAGAAGATGCTTGACCCACTAGAGTAATTGTGTGAACATTAGCATGAGCAGTGTTTGATGTAATTATTGGTGCAGTAACTCCTGTTGTTGCAAGTAGATTTGCTGTAGTCACGTTGCCAGTAAAAGTTGGACTAGCAATGTTTGATTTAAGATTGATTGCTGCACCAATGTCTGTGTGGTATGCAGTAAATGCTGTTACAATGTCTGCGGCATCGTTTGCAGCTGGAATTGTTGCTACAATTGTACTTTGTGTAATATCTGTAGGCATAAGACTATTCTATCAGAAAATTTTGACAAGTGTTGGAACTTTGTATACCGTGACAACTCCACCTTCGGTTACTTTAATTACTGGCGGTAGAGTAGATTTAGAATCTATAACTTTAATTACTGGCATTAGAGGCTACCCCCAACATCTCCAACTACGCTAATAGTTCCGACAATTGGAGTCCAGATCTGAGTACCAGTATCAACTTGAAGATCAAATAGCAACTCTGCTACAACTGACCCATATGTGCTACCCCACTCAACTGTTACATCTGAGGGAGCGGTAATTGTTAAAATATTAGATGCCATAGATGTTTCAAGTTCATACTCAGTATCTGTTTTTGGATTAAACGCAACTGCAACAAAATCCCAACCAGAGGTTGAGTATGCTGTGGTTTCATCATCTTGTAAAAATGAAACCTTAATAGCAGAAGTATCACCACGGACAATTTTCCAGGTAACACGAGCAGGGTCAGAGCCAAAGAATTCTTGAAGTGCCATACATTTATTATAACATAATTAAAGACTGACACTCAGGATGGTGGGTATGAGAGACGAGCCTGAGTGCCAGCCATTATTTAATTGTATCAGACTAGGGATTAAAAGATAGTAAATGCTTGTTGGCAATTAATTCTTTTGTAATTTTGTCTGGATTAAACCTTCGATCTTTTTCGATAATTCTTACAAATACTGCTGGAGCAACATGTTCTTCTAACCAGGACAAGTCTCGTACTTCGGTATCACTATTTGGGTTTAATGCGTCAATAACTTTTCCGTTACCGACATAAATACCAATATGTCCAAAATCATTTCCATAACCAAATCCTACAAGATCTCCTGGTAGCGGATCATTTACTCGTGGACCTAATTGCATTTGTGATGTTGCTGAGTGATGAACATCCTTATCAAGAACTTTCTTAATCACGTATCCTACAAAACCACTACAATCAAATGCGTTAGGACTGTCACCACCATACCAGTATGGAGTTCCTTCAAACTTTAATGCAAACTTTATAAACTTAGATTGTTGAGATTTTGGATCTGCAATTCGCTGTTCCTCTATCTTCATAACCTGATCATAAGTCTGCTGATATTCATTTTTTTGTTCTGCTTTTACGTCTTTTTGTTCTGCTTTTATAGCAGCAATAGTCTCTCGGATTTCAGATCTATCAAGACCTGACCTAGATATTCCAATGCTATCCTCTATAGATGCACTGGCAGTTGAAGAAGAACATACGTTCATTCCAACTAATATAAATAAAACAATAGAACTTAATAAAAAGCTCTTTATTCTAGGATTTGTTTTCATTTTAAGATACCTCCTCCTTCTCATAAAGAGAAAAACACTCTAAGTCAAAGTGTAGTATTGAAAAGTATAACATAGTTTATAAAATACTGCAACTTTTAATTGTTACGAAATGTTACACCAGTAAATATAACGAATTACGGCATCAGGGTTGACAAGGCTCTCTATACTGTGGTATCTTACTATAATGGGGGGGAATAGAAGTATAAGAAAAACCAAATAGAAGAAAGAATCCCCTAAGAAAAGTTCTTCGAAAACAAGTCAAATCAAGTCCGAAGGACATTCGTGTTACTTATTTTTTAGATACATATTGAATGAATAACTCTGTAAGTTTGTCGATTTTAGTATCTAGCTTCTCGTGAAACTTTTCACCTTCAACATTCTGATTCTTTAAATCTAAGATATCATTCTCAAGTCTTGTTACTTGATCTTTTAAAGAAGAACCACTATTGGGTTTAAATTCTTTTTTGATATCATCAAAGTAATGCCTAACTAGCCATCTGACTCCTGTTGCTGAAATAGTAATAACTGTAGCTACGCTGATACATATTCCCAAAATCATTTGAAGTAGATTTAAATCCATAATAATAATATTATATACACAATTTACTACATCTTGATATAAAGTTCTCCGACAATAACTAGATATAGTGTCATTTAAGCGAAGCGGAAAATTCGGCGGCGGATAGAGTACCCCAAACACACAATCCCCACATAAGGATAAACAAACATCCAATACTGGGGCAATATGTGTTGACACACCAAATGTGTTGACACACCGAATGTGTTGATATACTGGATATATGACAAATGAGGATATTCCCGACGAACAAAAACCTGTTAGACCCTGGGACCTACTCAACCCAAACCAGCCTCGTACCACCAAACAACTCCAATCAGAACGATTAGCTATATGCCGAGAATGTCCTTTATATAATTCATTTGCACATACGTGTACAATATGTAAATGTTTTATGAAGATGAAGACTAAGTTAGCTCATGCTTATTGTCCTATACATAAATGGTGAATACACATCAGGCAAGCGTTGCTTGCTGTATACCGTCGAAAAATACACTATCTCGAATCCAAGTACCAAAATAGATTCTATCTCCTTAGAGAGCCTCTGAGAGCTTGTGATATAATTTATGTATGAATACAAATTACATGGACAAGGAGTGGCTCACCGAACAATATGTAGCCAACAACAAAACATCTCGTCAGTTATCAAGAGAGCTTAAGGTGTCAAGAAAGATGATTAATGTGTTTCTATTGAAGTTTGATCTTATTGATAGGTCAGATTTAGAGGAAAATGATCTACCGTGACAGATTCACACATACTGTTAATTATTCTCTGTACTCCAATTGTAGCTATTACAATAGGTCTATTGACTATTGGCATTTTATTTAAAGTTGATCAGAGTACCTTTAGGGATGAATTAGATGAAGAACTCTAATACCCCTGAAAAAATTCTTGAATGCGATTGCATAGAGTGTTACCTTCGTACAGAAATCTGAAAATTTTTATATTTTCAATTTGTACAAAATCTGAATAATTTGTTTATGTGTACGATACATGATCTAGAAAAAAATAACACTAAAAATTAGTGAGCACACTAGTGCCACCTAATAAATAGGAATAATGCTATCGACTAGTGCCACCTAATAAGTGGTGACTAGTGCCACCTAATAACTAGGACTAGTGCCACCTAATAAATAAAGATAGCGACTAGTCCAAATACTCCTGCCATAGTGATGACGATGAGCATAGATTGAGCAATTGCGTTTTTCATTGTTGTCCTTTGTTTGTTTAGAATGATGTAGACGATATCAGTATGCTGTATCCCCATACTATGTACCAGACTACTACCGTGACGAATCCGATAGCGAGTATGGCAGTGATGATATCCTCGATTAGTCTGTTCACTTGACTACCTTTGTGATGATGTACTGAACGAGAAGCGTGAGGTTACCGATAACGAATCCGATAGCAACGATAGTGATTCCTATGTCGAATAAATATGTTGGAGCCATTTTGTTTTGTCCTTTTCTTTGTATGTTTATAGTATAGCGTAGGGGTCTGACATGTAACCTAGTGACTACCAGCCAAGAATCTTGGTCTCAATAGCCAGCCAGAGAGACTTAGTGGTAATGGTAGTGCTGTTACCAATCTCTACTGAATAGGTTCCGTCTTGCTTTGTGATTCCGAACATTTTGTTTTCCTTTGTTTGTGTTTCTTTGTATAGTTATACTCTAGTGTATAGGTCAGACATATAACTCCAATACCGTGACTATTTGGGTAAACAATAGATGAACAACTATCCACAGAGTTATGCACAGGGCTCGGGCTTTTTTATTGCGTTGTTTATCCTTTTACGCAACATTATTGCTTTTCCCCAAAATTCCCTAGTTATATGTCGTAGGTCGATGTTACTATAAATATATAAAGAAAAAAGAAATGAGAAATAAAATGGAAATTCAAGTCATAACAGAAACAAAGGCAATCTATATGCCATTCGCTCCAGTAAACAAATTGTCTGCTGATGAATATAACGAAATGCGTAAAATGCTCGCTGAAGCAGAAGCATTAGGCGTTATCCGTGATTGGTCAATCTACTAAGATAGGCTGATTGGGGATAAGTTATCCACAGGCTCGGGCTATATGTAGTATCATAATAACATTTACGTACTATATATAGATTCCCCAGAATTATAACGGAATGGTAACAAAACGTAACATTAGCCATATATTGCCCTATCTGAGTAGTTATATGTCCGTGGTCTCGATTATAATGAAGATATAAAGATAAACAGAGAAACATAAAGAGTGAGCCTCAGATAATGAGCCTAGCAAATAATCCGCAAGGTGAGCCTAGCAAATAAGTGTCAGAGCAAATAAGTCTAAATGTTTCGGATAAGGAAATGAAATGAACATCAAACAAGAATTAGTACAGGCTAAGATTTCAGCAATCACAGCAGTATTCTCTGACTACGGAAACGCAGTCTATCGTGATACTCAAAACTACAATGCTCTCTTGGCTACTCAGTCAGAATACACAGATGAGGAAATCACTCTGGTTGCTCGCCAGACTCTCGGAATGTAGTTCCGTGTCCGTGGTCTGTGACATACTGTAAGTAATCAAGCAAAGGAAACAAAATGGAAATCGAAATTGACATTGACATCAACGAAGTTGAGGACATCAACATCAACGCTCTCACGCCTAAGCAAAAGGCACTACGCCTAAACGCTCTCGTCAAATTGGCACAGGGTAGCGTATTCACAAATCACGATTTCGAGGAAGCACTCACGCTCACTCGCCAACTGATGAAGCGATAGACTGTGACTAAGTGTAATGACTGTGGAAGAAAAATTGACGAGGACACTCTAGGATTTATTGCCTATGAGATTTGTCTATCGTGTTATTTGGAACAGTAAGGCGGATCAAGTTATCCACACCCCCAAAAAAGTTATCCACAGGAAGCCCGAGCACTTATCCACAGGCTGTTAGTAACTTTGTTACGAAGTGTTACGATATTTCCCTGGATTTTCCTAGATTTTTGGGGTTTCATGTCCGTGGTCGGCTGTATACTGATTATATCAACAAAGAAAAGGACAATAACATGGCTGAAAAAGACAACTACTACTTGGTTCAATATATCGAGAATGGACGTGAGGTTTACTCTGCCGTTCATTGGCGTGACCTTGCCAAATTCCGTGCTGAATTCGAAATTATCTCAATCACAGGATAGTTTCGTGTCGGTGGTACACGGTATACTGATAACATCAACAAGCAAAGGACAAACAAATGAACGCAATGTATATTCCATATGACGGAAATGACTTTCTCACAGGAGAAATCGTATTCGAAAGTGATAAATTCACACACATAATGATTGACGGTACTGACACGATTGCTGTCTTGCCTAGCGAGGATATCTACCCCTCATAATTTGGCAGGGGATAGGGTGAGCCTAGAAATAGCAAATAAACCTATCCCCAAAGTTATCCACAGGCTGGCTCGGGCATTTTAGATCTAGGAAATTCTTTACGTAATTAAGATCTTTTTTCCCGAATTCCTGGAGTTATATGTCCGTGCTCGTTGTTATAATGTGTATATGAACACATTCGATGAATCCTATTTCTGCCCCTTCTGCTCAGAGCAATTTGCCTTCTGTGGCTGTGACCAAGAGGACTCTGGTCCTTTTTCTGCCGTTCGCCCTTGCCAGAATTGTGGCTTTGAGGCGACTGTCCTTTTTCAGTTTGCTGGTGACAGAACTGAGCGTTGCCTTTTTTGTCACAACAATGCTCGTTTTGTTGGCGTTAGCACAACTGAGGCTGATTGGTTCTAGGGAGAGGTTTGTCCTAACATACCTGGCTCGGGCGGCACAAGATCTTTGCGTCTTTATGAAACATTATTGCGTTTCCCTGAATTTCAGGGGTTTCGTGTCGGTGCTCGCCTGTATAATAAAGATATAACGAAAGGCAAACTAATGAAATCAGAAATCATAATCTCAACCGAAATGATTGCTCGCTTTATCGCTGACGAGGAAATTGACTTGGCAGACTATCAGGCACGAGGCAATATCCAAATGGCATACTTTGCTACTGGTCGAATTGCTGTCTGGCAGAGCCTGTTGGACGTATACGCCAACTAGTTATATGTCGGTGGTCGCTGATATAATTGGAATATAACAAAGAAAAGGAAAAAAATGAACGAACTAATCGGATACACAATCAAAACTCACGACAGCCAGGTTATTGGCAAGGTCAATGAGATTGTGCCAATCTCTGTCGGTGCTGAAGCACGAGCCAAGAACGGAATTGCCAAAGGTGAACCGTATGTCGCCTACGCAGTTTCTGTTGATGAAAAATCGTCTGGTTGGACAACGCTTATCGCCTCTGACGAATTGGCAATTCACAAGCGTTATGTGATGTAATCGGCAAGGGGAGAGAGTGAGCCTAGAAAACTAGCAAATAATCTCTCTCCCCACGCAAGATTTTTGCGAAGCCCGAGCGACGCAACTTTATTGCTAATTACGAAACATTATTGCGTTTCCCCAGAAATCGGTAGTTATATGTCATACCTCTGATGTATAATAAGACTATGAAGAAAAAGAACACATCTCACAAAGGTATTGAGAACAAGCCCTATATTGAGGCTATGCGTGAAATCCGTAGGTCAAACGCAGCCACTACCCACGACAATCGCCCAAACCGTTTGCGTACTCGCAAGGCTATCAAGACACAAGCCATTCGTGAAAACGAATAGTTTCGTGTCCGTGGTCTAGGTTATAATAGTAATACGAACAGAAAAGGACAGAAAAATGAAATCAACAATCAATCGCTCAAGTGAAGTAGTTGCCAATCTCAAAAAGGCACACAGCGGAAAAAGTGATATCGCTTACGCCTATGCGTTTGGATACGCTTGGGCTATGCTCTCGGAAAATGACCGAATCAAATTGCTCGAAATGGCAGAAACCAAAGCAACAGAAAAGGAAAAGAACTAATGACAAAGTATCCCGAAATCGAAGTTAGCCTTGTTGGAAAAGACGGAAACGCCTTTGCCATAATGGGCGAGGTATCAAAGGCTCTCCGTAAGGCTGGCGTTTCATCTGATGAAGTAAACGAATACACTAGCCAGAGTATGTCTGGTGACTATGACAATTTGTTGCGTACCGCTATGCGTTGGGTGAGTGTATCCTAATGATGACTCGCAAAGACTATGTAGCCGTTTCAGAATTGCTGAACATCTATGCTCTCAAGATTGACGAGAACACTTTTGATACTCTCATTCACGATTTTGCTGGACTGATGGCAAAGGATAACGAGCGTTTTATCGCTGACCGTTTTATCTCTGCCTGTTGGAATGGTATAGAGAATGACTGAAATTCTTATTGTTGTCACGCTGGGAATACTAACCATATTCCTGGCGTGGCTCAATGGCTAAAAGTTATCCACAGGGTCCCGAGCCGATTTGGATCGGGCATTTTAGTTACGAAACACTTTAAGATTCCCCTGGATTTTTTCCTAGTTATATGTCGGTGGTCAGATGTATACTAGAACTATCAACCAAACAAAGGACAAACTAATGACTACTCTCACCGCTAACGAAACTTACACCGCTACCGCTACCGACCTTTACCGTGACTTGATTGTTCGTGCCACTCTTGGACAGGTCGAACAGGCTAGTGTCTGGTATCACGAAGCACAGGAAGTTGCTCACGAAGTTGCTCGTAATCTGGACACCACGCTCGAAGTTGGTGCTAGTGTTGTTTCGGCATTTTCTCCTCGTGAGCGTTGGGCAAGCAATATCGAAAAGGCTATTGCCTTCTCGCTTGGACACACGCCTAAAGGTCTTGGCAACAATCTCAAAATGGCACAGGCTAGTCTGACTGCTGGTTTCTATGCTCTCAAAGGTCTCAAGACAAATGCGTTCGCTCGTGCTATCGCTGGAGATAGTGACGCTGTTGTGATAGATGTGTGGATGATGAGAGCAGCCAATATGGAAACTGACAGCCCTACGCAGGGACAGTATTTCGCTCTCTCACTTGCTTGCCGTAATGTTGCTAAGGAGTTTGGTCTGACTCCTCGAACTGCTCAAGCACTTATCTGGATTGTCGTGAGAGGTTCGGCAATCTAGGCGAGAAATCGCCCGAGCCGCTTTGTCCTAACATACCGATTACAATCTTTACGATTTATTTCCCAAAATCCCAGAGTTTCATGTCCGTGGTACTTGGTATAATGATAGTATGACAACGAAAGGACACACTATGAATGACGGTACTTATCTCAACCTTGATGGGCAGTTTATTCTCTCCCACGCAAAAACAGGCTATTGGGTGGCAGTCCACAAATACGATAGCCTTGACGACACTATTTCAGGGGATTACGTAGGCGTGTGGACTAATCCCGAAAGTGGTGTGATGTACCTTGACCGTAGCGTTTGGGTATCAGACTTGGATATCGCTATGACTCTTGGCAAGCAACAGGGACAGTTGGCTATCTGGGACTGTGCCAATGAAACCGAAGTTTGGCTCAACGAATACTTTGCTGATGTATTCAAAGACGAAGTTTGATGTCGGTGCTACCCTGTATAATTAGACTATCGAACAAAGGAAAATAATGGGCTACTCAACTGCTTTATCTCTCGCTACTGACCCTCATATGTCTTTAGAGGACGCTATCAGTATTCACTTTTCATCAAATTGCTACCCCCCCATTCCGCAGTTTATGGTTCAATGTGCCATAGCCGCAGTTGTGGCAGTATCGGCAGGGGACTATGATGAAGTAATCGAATTGCCACACGGAGTAACCTACAAGGACAGTCCGTATGTTGACGCAGGTACATTTGTTGACCAACACCGTCTTGACGCATTTATCTTTGAAGACGTAGAGGGTGATTGCTAATGAATAACTATACTGGTAATTATATTGGTAAGCCAGACTGCCAACACTATTTTTCGTGGGTAGACTTAGGTAAACAACTTGGACACTACTGCCCCAAATGTAATGTAAGGATTCGATAATGGACTGGGATAAAGTAATCAACTGGGAAGCAGTAAACAACTTGACAGACGAGCAAGTTTCTGTCATACTGAATATATTCGACAAAGGAGAAAAATAATGGACGAACAAGCAGACGAAATCCGTGAGGCGTGGGCAGAGTATCTCGCTAATCCAGAGGGGTATTCACTCTTTGATATGGAAGAGATTTTCCAAGACCGTGACCCATTCGAGTTTATCTAATGCCTGATTATACACTCAAGTATCAAGTTTGGGCTGGCGAGGGTAAGGAAAGCAAACTGGCAACATTCCGTAATGAAGAAGCGGCTATGCGATTCCTTTTGAGTATCAAGCAGACATTCCCTAACGCATATATCTATGACGCTGATGCTGAAACATATATAGGGAGAAACTAATGGAGATATTCATTCTAATTGGAATACTTTGTCTTGTGGCAATCATTCCATTATCATTAGCGGCTGGTGGCATTGCCCTGATTCTGGGTGCAGTGCAAAAGATTTTTTACAACAGGTAGGCAGGGGATCCCCGAGCCGTTTCGCTATCTAAACGTTATTAAGAATTACGACTACTTGTCCAGATTCCCAGAGTTTCATGTCGGTGGTCAAGTGTATACTGATAAGACAGACAAAGCAAAGGACACACAATGGGACAATACCACAGCATTTACAACCTTGACAAGCAAGAGGCTGTTCACCCTCACGACATTGGTCTTGGGGCAAAGCAGCGTGAACACACAGGACACGAAGCCTCTCTGTCGGACATGATGTATGTCCTGACAACCTGTTCGCCTATGCGTGGCGGAGGGGACTTCGTGGCAGAGGTAATGGCAGACTTCATTGGTCGCTGGGTAGGCGATAGGGTAGTGGTTATTGGTGATTACTCTGAACAGGGTGACATTCCTAATTTTGATATGTCTGCCCTCGCAGACTTCACGGATATCTCTGGACAGGCACGTTCATTTATCTATGAGGTGTATGGCATTCGTTTCACCTATGAGGACTATGGTTGGAAACGTCACTACCCTGAACGACCACAGGTGCTAGTCAATGGCAAACTACACGACGTGGTTTGATGTCCGTGGTACACGGTATAATTGTAATAACAACGAAAGGGACAAAGAATGATTGATGTAGCATTTGGATTGAAGCAGGTTGCCGAAGATGTTTCGCAAGATGTAATGACACAGACTGCGGCTGGAATGGTACTGTTCGCAGAAACTGACGAAGACCGTCAGATTGCTCTGAACATTTTCGGGCAGACACTCACAGGTCTTATGGCACACGCAATGTCACAACTACTTTTGTCGGCAGAGGACTTTCAGTCACTCACTCAGACAATTGACGAACTCAACGATATCGCACAAGAAGCAGAGGACAACTAATGGAAAACAATCACCCAGTACTTACAAAAATGAATGAGTACATCAAGGATTTGGAAGCACAGGCTACAGGTCTGAATCAAGAGAATCTTAGTCTTAGTATCCGTCGCAATGACGAAAACGAAAACATCCGATTGATTCTCTTGGAAGCAATTGCTGAGGACGTAGACATCCAAACGTTGGCAAATTCTGTTGCTGATGTACTTGGTATCTCGCTCCTTCGTGAGATTTCTGTCAACTTCAATGTTGCTGTTGAAGCCACGATGTTGGTTCCTGCCGACTTCGACATCTCTGACTTCGATGTGACGGATGTTCGAATGGAAGCATGGAATTCTGAGGTCGAAGATTTCTCTGTTCAGTCATTTGAAATTAGTGACGTAGAGGAAGCCTAAGCTCCCACTGCAGGGTATTGTTTGTCCTTTCCCCTGCACTGGACGAGGACCTGGACATGTCCTTTATAAACTGTCCTTTCTCTATACTTAAAATCCGATCCAGCCCGAGCGATTTCTTGTTACCAATTCGTTACGAACTGTTACAAAAATCCCCTGAATCGTAGAGTTATATGTCGGTGGTCGTTGGTATACTTGTATTACAGGCAAGGGAAACGAAGTCGGAAGTCCCCAAATAAAAAAATAAAAGTTGAGAATAGACTTGACAAACTCTTTCCTTTCCTGTATAATGGTAATAACGAAGCAAACAACACAGTTGGCTCACTACAAGGAAGCAGATACACAATGTCGCAAATCGAAATCGGTCAGTCGTTCACCACGCAGAAGTCTGGCGTTTCAGGAACGGTTCAGGAAGTTATCAAGAACGCAAACGGTTCGTTCCGTGTTCGTCTTGATGTTGCTGGACAGCCTCGCTGGACTACGGTCACTAGCAACTAAGGTCAGACCCTAGTCTGTCTGCTGGGTATCAGGTAAAACTGCCCACTCACAAAGTAATATGTCAGACCCCTCTGATATAATATAGATATAAGCCAAACGAAAGGACACAAACAAATGGCTCGTTCACTCTCCGTGAAAATCCCAACCGCTACTCTTATCGCAGATGTAGAGGCTACTATTGCTAAGATTGAGGCAGACCTTGCTACATACCCTGCCGATATGGAAGCATACCGCAAGGCAAGCAAGGAATATCAAGACTTGGTTCTCAATACTGTTATTGAGGCAATCAAGAACCCTGACAACATTGGTGATGCTTATGACAACAACGCTATTGTTCGTGTCACCAGCAACCGCTATGGTCGTAATGGCGTTAGCATTGAGGTAAACACCGATTTGCTCAACCTGCCTAGCGAACCAGAACAGCCCACCAACCCAAATGACCGTCAGCACTATGGTCGTGAATACACTACTAAGTTGGACTTGCTCAAAAAGAACCTCAAAGTTCTCAAAATGACGAACCAAGAGGAAGTCAATGCCTCCACTTACAATACTGTAATGGAACTTCTCTAACGAGAAATCTGCTGGGTATCAGTCTAAACTACCCATTCATAACTACATAGAGAAACATAGGCTTCATAGTGAAAAGGTTATCACGCTACCCTGTCGAGGTAGAGGTTAGGGTTCGAGTCCCTATGAGGTCGCTTCCTCTGCATAGTGGAATGAGTTGCTAGTTGTAGATGATACTAGATAGGATAGAGATACCAAGGTGAGATGAACCTCTCCAATCCGAATTATAACTCTCACACAAAGTCCCCCTGCGAAGTGGTCTGGATAGACTGCTGGTAGTAGGGGGATTTTTGTTTTGCCCAGCTGGGATCCCCGAGCCGCCATGTCCTAACATAGTTATTACGGTTAGGTTACGAACCTCCCAGAATGTTCCCCAGATTAGTTTCATGTCGGTGGTCAGGTGTATACTTATACTATCAACAACAAAACGAAAGGTAACTAATGGCTCACGAATTAGAAATCGGTGCTAACGGCGAAGTGGCTTTTGCTTCATTGCGAGAACCTGCTTGGCACAAACTTGGGACTGTCTTTGAAGACGAAGTGTCTACTAAAGATATGCTCAAACTCGCTCACCTTGACAACTGGAATGTTCGTCTTGAGGAACTGACTTTCCCTGAAGGCTATGTCTCTGACAAGACTAACTACTTTGTTTGTCGTACCAACCCATTCGACAAGACACAGAATGATGTGCTTGGCGTAGTTGGAGAACGCTACCACACTATGCAAAACGAAGACCTGTTCACCTTTGGCGACAACCTGCTTGACGGTGGTGGTCGTTGGGAGACTGCTGGTTCAATCAAGGGTGGTCGTGTAGTCTTTGGCTCACTCGCTCTTGACAATGACATCACGCTTGACCCTAATGGTCGTGCTGACAAGATTGAGAACTACCTGCTCATCAACACAAGTCACGATGGCTCTATCTCCATTATGGCAAGTATCACGCCTGTTCGTGTTGTGTGTGCTAACACTCTCAACCTTGCTCTTGGTGGTGGCATTGGCTCTAACCGTAAGGTGAAGCAGTCGTTCAAGATTCGTCACACACAGACGGCAGAGGGTCGTGTTCAGGTTGCTCGTGAAGCACTTGGCTTGGCACAGACTTACCTTGATGAGTTTTCTGTTATGGCTAACGCTATGATTGAGACTGATGTTACTAAGGCAGAGTTTGACAAGATTGTTGCTCTCGCTTACCCTGCCCCCGAAAAGGACAGCAAGGGTTCGTTCAAGAAGCACAACGACAAGGTTGACCTTATCAACGATATCTATGTCGGACAATACAACGACACCATTTCTGGAACTGCTTGGGGAACTCTCAACGCATTGACGGAACGCCTTGACTGGTATCGCACCGCTCGTGGCGGAAACAACGAAAGCATTCTTGCTGGTGCTAGTGGACTTGACCCTGCTCTCAACGCAGAAAAGAACCGCTTGGCTCGTATCGTGGCAACCGTTCTCGTAGGGGCATAATCCCTAACTGCTAGGCAACAGTCTAAACTGCCTCCCCTTCGGGGGATCAAAAGTTATCCACAGGGTCCTCGGGCTGCTGACATAATAAACAAACATTGATTATCTAATCATTACGAACTGATTACGAACTGTCCCGAATTTCCCCTAGTTTTATGTCGGTGGTCAGCGATATAATAGAGGTAACCCAAAAAGAAAGGTAGCCCAATGGCTCAGTATTATGTAGAAAATCTTGTCAGGTTTGTCGGTACTGTTGAGGCTGACAGTCAGGCACAGGCAGAAGAGATTGGTTATTACTACGATAACCTTGAGTACGATAGTGTAGTTGAGGTTGATGTAGAAGAGATTGAGGAGGACGAAGATGAGTAACGATACCGTGACGGAATACGTCATCAATGAACGTGAGGTAGCCAAGCAAGAAATCCTTGCTAAGATTACAGAACTCCAAGACAATAGTTATATGTCAGACCTCAATGGTAGAATAGCATTACAACTAATCAAGACATTCATCAAGTATATGGACGAGGAGTAATATGAAGAAGACATATCAAGTAGAGTACCAGGCAACATACTGGGTGACAGCAGAGAGCGAAGAGCAAGCCATTGAGTTTGCTATCCTTTGTCACGAGGATATGCCTAACGGAGATTGGGAAGCATTCGTTGACCCCTATGACAGCGACAACTTCAACACACTAGGAGAGAAATGACTATGACTTGGGACGAGTGGGAAGCCACCTACAAACCTACCACCGATAATGCGTATGTCACTCTCTTAGACATTCCTGACGGTACTTCACCATTCAATGTATGGTCACTAGTAGATAATAACCCTAACAGTACTTATACTGATATTCAGAATGGCTACCGCCGTATAAATAACTTGGGATACTATGTTACTGAGGTATCCTGGTCAGAAGATGTGTTGGTGACTAATGCCTAAGCCCTATGTCTATGTATGTGAAATGATTTGGTGTAAAGAACCTGCTACCAAAAAAGATGTAGAAGACTATGGCTATCTATGCGAAGATCATTTTGTGTCGGTGGTCAAGGGTATAATGTAACTATGAAAGAATATAACCCTAACATCATTGAGTATATAAACGAACAACTGCCAGAAATTATTGAAAGTCGTAACCACGCACTTATCAATGATGACTTTGAATCTGAATATTTGGATGGTATCGTAATGGCATATCAACACATAATCGAGAAGTTTGGTGCTTGACAAATACCCCTTCTTGCTGTAAAATAGATAGTAACCCCAAACAAAGGAAAATGAATGCACGTCTTACAATACATTGCTACAAAAGCAGAAAGCCCTGAAGAGGCTATTGAGAACGTTCGTATGGAACTGGAATCCCAAATGGGAGAGGCTGGCTCTGGTGCTACTTGGTATGACTGGTTCGTAACTGGTGGTGGACGATTCAATCAAGAGAGCGACCCATACCGTGACGGAGCAATCAACATGGTTGTTTCTTCTAAAGATAGTGAAGCATTCGAATTGATACTGAAAGATTGTATCGAAGCACGAATGTCTGAATTCCGTCGGTATGTCGAAGAGTGGAAGCGTAGCAACATCAATCTTGATTCTTACTTTGAAGAGTTTGACGGTGCTATGGACTACTCTATGAAACTCTACTCTCTTGGCAAGATTATTGACATGGCTCAAGGTGACTGGGACTTCAACTCTTACTTCTATGACCTAGCCAACTGGTCAACCAACCCTGTCCATATGAATAAGGAACGCCTTGAGGTTGGTACTCTGTGGTTCCTCGTTCCTGTTGACTTCCACTACTAAGGAGAATGATGAGTAAACCGTATGAAGACTGTGGTGGCTGTGGTCGCATGTTCAACATGGGCAAGGCTGAAGAAGTAGCCGAAATGCTTAGACACGATTGTAATGAGGACGACGAATGATTATAACAATGGAAGAAGCCGAAGAGAAGTTTGGTCTTGGCTATGAGATGATTCAGGATTGGGAAGATGTACGACACAATGCAGACGGACTTGTTTGGACTTACTTGGCTGGAGACGACTATAGTAGTATCTGTAGTGGTTACCACGCTGTCAATCGTTTGGGCTACTATGTTGGTACAATCCCTGTCCCAGATGGCGAAGACTATGAAGTTCCTGTCTCACGAGATGTAGAGTGTGAACACTGTACCTCTGCCAATGGCGAGGAAGATGAAAAATGTGGTAACTGTGCTGGAACTGGATATAGGACGGAGTGGTACTAATGCAAGGATATAGGACTATTGACCTCAACATCTTCTACCGTGAGGATTGGAGTGAAGAGGCTGGCACTACGTGGTCAGACAAACTAACTATTGAACCATACATCTATGAGTCCGATGGTAACGGTACACGCAAGTATGACACTGGAGTGCTCATTGAGTGTGACTTCTATGAGACTGCCTGGATTGCAGACCAGTTCCCTATGGATGAATACGGCAGTGACTTCTGGGTGTTTGCAGAACAGCTCCAGAGTCCTACACGACGCATTACCAAAATTCTGAGGGGTATCGAGATCGATCACATTCGTAAGGACCCCTCTATAGTTATAACAGACTCTAGTACAATGTAGTACTAGATGGGTAGACGTTGAATGGGGGTTCCGTCTACAAATTGGTGGGGACGTAAGTGACTTTATTCCTTTCAGCACTTGCGTTCCTGCCTCATTTTTGGTATAATGGGTTGAGGAGAGAAATGCGTAAAGTAATAACAGATAGCGAACGAGTTGCCAAAACAATGGGCAATCTTGTTTCAGACCTACGACTGGATTTGGAATTGGTAGCAATGTATATTCACCAAATCAGTCCCAATGTAACTATAAATCGCATTCTGCTAATGGCAGATTTGCTACGAGATGAGAAAGAGAACAAACACAATGACTACGACCTTTGAAAACAAGACAACCATTCTTGCTGACCTTTGGCTCAACTATCGCTACGACACAGAGTTTGTAGACTTTATCGAATACAACGATTTGGGCTTACCCCTTGCCTACGCAATCAACGAGGGTATTGTGGACACAACTGAATTGGCTACCAATTTCATCAACGAGACATTTGACCTGTTGCTTGCTGGTATGGGTATCCAAGATGACACAGGCTTCGAGAGTATCGAAGACCTCTTCGGTCAATCAGCAGACGATAACGCATAACTAATAGTCTAATCCCTCACCTATCCACAGGTGGGGGATTTTTCTGTGTATAACTCTAGCCCGAGCCATGTCATAACATACTAACAAACATCCTTTACGAACATGTATTACGAACTCCCAAATATTTTTCCCAAATTCTACAGACATTAAGAACCCTTTCCAAAAAATCCCAGAAATTTGGAGGGTATCAGATGATAGAGTGTTTCTCCTATAGGTAATATGTACTATAAAGGTATTACGATCTTCTATTTGATACCCCCGAAATGTGGATATGTCTAATAGGATGGTTTGGTATATATTTTGGGGCAGCTAAGGATAGCCATTTTCCCCTATATAATAACAAACAAATACATTACGAACCCTTGATTATTTTTCCCAGATTTGTGGATATTTCTGATATAAAATAGGATGTTTTGACATATTTATATACTATATATAGGGATTTTTGGGCATAAATATACTACATATAGGGGTTGACAAATGGGGGTAGATGTGCTGGAAGGCTGGATTTGGGGATTTGGGGACACAAGATGTAGTGTTTGGACATTACGATCCATACTATATATAGTTCAGTACATCAAACACCTTCTCAACATCTCTCTTTCAGTCAGATAATATCCATATCAGTAAGATGATTGTGGATAAAACTGTGCATAACTATGTGCTGAGAAGCCTTAAAATGGGCTGTGTGGGGCTATCAGGTACGCTGGGAAACAGGTCTATAGCCTTAAAACCACATAGACTTATGTGTTTGTGTAGGTACTATAGGTGTATTGTTATATAGGTAATGAGGCATATCACTTTGTATACCGCCGAAAATTGTATACTTAATATCATCCCATTCATCTCCGAGAATAGAGAAGTATGAAGTGTCTCTCCAGGTTCCATTAGGTCGTAGTTTGTTATGACGCTTGGTTCCTTCATAGGTAGCACCCAAACGAAGTATTGCTTTCTGAGACTGTTCATTTAATGCATCTGTCTTGAAGGCTACTCTCTCACATCCAAGTTCTTCAAATGCATATTGCAGCATAAGGTATTTAGTATGGGTGTTAACGTGAGTTCTCCATACTGATTCTGAATAGAATGTACCGCCAATCTCTGCTGACCTATCGTGCTTGGAGTAATCAACAAAAGATGTTGTGCCAATGATAGCGTCGGTGCTTTTATCTATGACTGCAAAGCTTTTGTGATTATTCTTTTTGATCTGCTTTACGATCATTTCATAGTCAAGAACTGACTGTGGTGTGTCCCATAAAAGATTGCGAAACACATTATCATTTCGCCCAATGTTGAAGTATAGATCCACAGTGTGTTTCTTCTTTAATGGGACTAGTTTAACTAGGGGAGTTTCCATAGTATTAGTATATAGCAAAACATTATTATTGGTGGATTAAAGTAAGCTCTTCAATAGGTAACAAATCTTTTGCATCCATGACGTATCGTTCGCCATAGCCATAGTCTTTTCTATAGTGGTTTGTTTTAAATGTTTCTTTATCAATATACCCCACAATAATGAAGTGAGGATCTTCTTCTGACTTAGTTTTGTCTGCTCCAACATACTGCACAAGAATTGCAATGTCAGACTTAAACTGCCATAGGTGATTGAAGATAAGGCTTTTAATCTGGCTGGTCTTTACTTGGATTGTAGTTTCATTTACTTCCATGTCAGACCCATTGTCTCCACCAACCAGTACGGTGGTATCAACAGGAAAACCCAATGCCTGTCCAATTGCTTGTTCACCAAGATGCCCAATGATGTTGATGCCTTCAGATGTGTTGTTACGATCAAACATCTTGTCTTCCACATTGTACTTCTGCTTTGCTTCTCGCATAGACTTTACGAATGCCAATGTTTCTTTCACACGTTCTTGTGATACTACTACTTCAATCATTATTTCTCCTTATGTTAATGGGGGATACCATTTCTGATACCCCCCACTTTTTGACTTACTTAATTAGAGAACGTCTACTTCACCATCGGCAACGTCACTGCTGTAGTCCTGGAAGAACTTAGCAGTACGAGCTACACGAAGTTGGAAGTCTTCAGTACCGTGAAGATCTGCATCCCAACGGTATTCGATTTCGAACTCTCCATCAGCATTGGTAGTGTCACTGTCTACAAGTACCATCTTAGTTCCAGCAAGGTTAGAAACCCAGAGCTGAACCTTTACACCTCCACGAAGACGGTCTGATGTAGCGTTGGTACGAACGTCACCAACAAACTGAACATCATAGTCATTTTGACCAGCATGTACTTCTGCTGATTCATCCCACGCAAAGGTGTCAATGTAAACATTGTCTCCAACAAGGATATCCTTTGTTGCAGTTGTTCCACCACCAAGCTTCTTGCATTCAGCACCAACTTCTACGATGGCACTCTCAATCTGGTAGAAACCAGCGAGTGAAGGAGTAAATGAAACCTTTGCAGTCTCAACTCCAGGGAACTTCGTAATTGCCTTAGCAACACGAGTCTTAACAGCAATGTCATCAGGAGCAGCTACTGCTTCGTTATCAGCAGTTGCTGTTTCGTCAAACAACTTAGACTGCACATCACAGTTAGGCTTTGCACCAACAATAGTTGCAGTTGCTTTACCAGCGATGTGTGTATAAGGAGCACGAATCGTAAGATCGTGGCTCCATGCAAGTGCTGTAGTAGCGGTAAGTGCAACAGATGCAATTCCCACTAAGCTAGCAATTGTGTATTTATTCATTGTGCTTCTTTCTCTTGTTTAGTTACTATAGCTATAGCAACTCTTTAAACGGAGGTGATGGGGATAGATTTCCCTACCCCCACCTTTACGTCTACCTCCGAAACTTAAAATGGCATCCCATCCCAGGAGCCAGGATTCTTTGGCTCTTCAGCAGACTGAGCAACAGCTCGTGCCAAGAGTTCCTGTAGTTCGATAACTTCAGACAATGACAGATCGTGCTGTACGCTTCCGTGCTGTCCTTGCACATAGAGCGTAATCATTCGATCCTTTGTTCCGCTTGTCTTCCATCCACGTGCATCGAATGCATCGTATGTTTTCTTAACCGTCAATGTGTCTCCTTTGTTGTGTTACATCTATTATATCAAATGTTCGCTTGCTTGTCAAGCGTGGGTCCTCTATACCGCCGAACTTTTCCGCCGAATTTATTCTTCACGTATAAGTGCAACAACATCAGAGACATCAGAGAACTCATAATGCCATTCATCTTTAGATTTAATTAGTGCAATAATGCGTTCACGCTCATGTCTTGCTCCAGCATCGAACCAAGCCCACTGTCTATTGCTTTTCATTAGCTCTCTTTCTTTATACGTTCAATTAAATACTCTGCATCTGGATACTTGCCAACATCACTTGAGCTAATTAGTGCAATGATACGTTTACGTTCTTGCTCACGAACATAATCTGCGTAGGCATCAATCTGGTCAACGTCTTCTTCAGAAAAGAAATTATTAAGCACAAGCATGTTGTGTTCAAACTTAATCATTATTTGTCTTCCATGATAATGCTAATTACATCGTCGTGTGTCATTACCTCAGCATACTCTGAGTCACGCAGTTTTGTGAGTAGATTAACAACTCGTTCACGCTCTGCTAACACACCGTTTTTAAAACCATCAATAAATTCTGTCATTGTGTTTGTCTCCTAAATATGTGTTGTATTACTATTATACAGGCAAGGCTAGTCTAAGTCAAGTGACAATTCTAAAAAGAATACCTGCATAACTTCGTCACTTATTCTTCCCTGTTGGTGTAATGAAGTCACCATCTTAAGCATTTTAATTTGTTCCATTAGTCGTCCTTCTTCAATTGAACACTGGACAATGCTGTTATACATTTCTTCAAGCTTATCGTTATCCATAACACTCCTCGTGTGCATCCCAAAAGTCTTGTATTTGTTCTGGGTGCATCATGTTTGTACATGCTGTTCCACAAATGCAACTTAAATGATTACTTGCCTGTAACATTAATTCTCATCGTTAGCACCACGGTTCATTCCATAAATATACCCTTCCTGAAATGCAAGAACCTCCGCCTGACTTGGCATACGATCAATCTTTAGAATCCATTCTGCCATATCTTGTTTTGCTTTACGAATAAGGGTGTTGAACATTTTTTTATTATCTCTGCGTTCTTTACGATCCACTATACTTGGCTCCAGTATCTCATGTTATATGTATAACCACCCAGACAAAGCATCCAGCCATTAGCAATACCAACTGGCTCTACCTCTACAACTTCTTTTGTTTCATAGTGCATAAGTTTAATCATTTAAGCTACCTGATTCTTTTACAATAATAATTTTTTTATTCTCTCCATAAGTAGTTCCGTCTGGGGAACCAAAATGTACAATTGTCTTAGCCATTACATACCCTCAATTTCTACGATAAGATTTTCAAGAAAGTCAACTAACTCCTTGTTGTTATTAGCATATGCTTCTGTAATCTTACGCTCAAGGAGTGCTACAATCTTTTCTCCCTGTCGCATTTCTCCTTCGTGAATTACAGCATTAACAATTTCACGATCTCTGTTTTCAAAACTGTCCATTGGAATCTCCTTATACATTAAAAATCATTCTTTCTGATAGAGCCAATAATTGCAGTACAAGCAGCAACAGCACCACTAAGATATGCTCCAGTGTCTGGATGCCCTTGGTCGTAAGCAGCCTGAGCCTCGAAGATACCGTTTTCCATTCGACCTTCTACAAGATCTACCAGACGACTCTTCATTCTTTGAGCACCACGCTTCATCATTAGCTCGTCTCTACGCTTAAGGTTACGAGGTGTGGGTATGAATATTTTTATCATACCCCTATTATCTCACGACTCGTTAAGTTTGTCAAGTACTAGGGCAATAAGGTTGTCGCCTGTAATGTAATGCTGTTCACCATTTACATCAATGCGATAGGTGCGGTCTGGGTATATCGGATATTCAAAAGTCATACATTAACTATACACCATACAGGCTTAAGATTCTTCTCTATCGTTTGTTCTTATTTTGTGACAGTTAGAACAAACAACGTCACACTTTCTTATTTCCTTCCAAGCCATTTCTATTCCGTACTTCCTTAGTACTCTATAGACGTTATCAAGCTTTCGATACCCTGGCTTGTGGTCAAATTCAAGAATAAAGTGTGGATATCTATGACCGCAGTCAGTGCAACCCTTGTCCTCTTTGTAGGCTCTAAGGACCGCCAGATGTTCTGACACGCTCATTATAATCATTATACCAGTTAATGATATAATAGAATAAAGATTGGATTAACAATGGATTACGTTTATGTTTGTCGTCCTGGAGACAATGAAGAGTTAAGATACTCAATTAGGTCTACCGTGAAAAATTTACCAGAAGGTCGTATCTGGGTAGTAGGTGGCAAGCCAGACTGGTACATAGGAGATTATATTTATGTACAACAAACTGGTATAGGACATCCTAACGTCTGGAAACAGTTAGAGGTTATCTGTAGAACAGAAGATATAAGTGATGACTTTATTTTAATGAATGATGACTTCTTTACGGTAAAGAAATTAGATAAAGTTGAATACTTTTATTCTGGAACAATTCAAGAAGTTCTTGCATCTTATTCAGACGCAGGACAAACCAACTATGGGTATCAAAGACTATTTAATAAGACACAAAACTATTTAAATAGAATGGGTATTGGAAATACTTTAGATTACGAACTACACGTTCCTATGCCCATGAACAAGGCAAAACTTCTTGAAGTATTAAATCATAAAACACTACATAGATCAACATATGGAAATGTTTATGGTGTAGGTGGCACAAAGACTTACGATGTAAAAGTGTATAGTAATACAGAATTAAAAGGTAAGTTTCACGATCTTATTAAAGAAGACCTAAGCTACATATCTAGTCACGACTCAAACTTTGATTTTATACTTGATTTTATCTTAAAGGATATGTTTCCAGATCCTTCGCAATACGAGAACCCCTGACTGGAATCGAACCAGCGACACGCAGGGTAGAAACCTGCTGCTCTTCCTCTGAGCTACAAGGGCGTAGGGCAGATGGGGCTTGAACCCATTATCGATACCTTATAAGAGTATTGCATTTACCTGTTATGCTACTGCCCCAGTTAACCTAGAGCTGTATAGACTTAGCAAATACCACTCTAGAAGCCATCTTAGAGGCACTAATAATAGCGATAGGAGCAGCGATACTTAGAATAATACCTGCCCACATTTGTGGATTGATCCATTCATACTGCCAGAAATCAAGGGTGTGGAAGCCATTAGCAGCAACTGCAATAGCACCAAACATAAACATACCCCAGAATGCACCGTTTGTTCGTTCAGGATTTCCATTTTCATCAATTCGAGATCGAAGGATAAGATAAGCCATAAGGAATAGCACATACATCAACTCAACAAAGAAGAAGAATAATGTTGCCATCCAGGGTGCTGCTAGTCCTACATACTCCGCTACTGCAGTGATTCCATTAAAGGACACTACCGCCGAAGTTCCAAAAGCAATTACGACACCAACAATCCAGGTCCAAAGAACTATACCTTGGTCAATCTGTACTTTTGGAGCACGTTTTGCTTCTTGCTTTGCATACAATGCATTCTTAACTCTTTCAGCTTTCTTTAAT